GTACGATGCAATGCGCAAAAAATACTGTTGACCTGCCGCGCCCGGCGTCGCGACGAAGGTATCCGGACCGTCGTAGATCAGGCTCGCCGCGTTCCGCGTGAAGCCGGTCGTCGTGCCGCGCCAGATGAGGACGCCCGTCCAGTCCTCCTCCGGCGGCGGCGTATAGCGGACGGCGGTCGCCTTGAACTCGCCCGTAATCGAGAGGTTTGTCGGAGCCGCCGGGACCGGGTTGGTCGCGACGATCGTCGCCTTTGGCGAGAGGCCTCCGAGCCTCGTCCGCGCCTGGACCGAGACGGTAAAGGTCCGGGCGAGACCATCCCGGAAGTTGTCCGAGTAGAGGTATGTCACGAGCGGGTCGCTCGTCGTGACGGTCCGCCGGAGTGCTCCGGTCCCGCTCGTCCCGTCCCGGAACTCCCATACGTAAACGTCCAGGAGCGAGGCGAGGCTCGTCGCCGGGTTGACGACGAACGTCGCGTCGAGGGTCGCGAACGTCCCCTCGCTCCCGGCGGACGCGCCGAACGCCTTGAGGCCGGTTAGGGCAGGGTTCGCCCGCGCGCTCGTCCCTGTGATCGTATGTCCGGTGACGGCGGCGTAACTGGACGGGACGCCGAGCGCGTTGATCGCCCGGACCCGAACGTCGATCGACGCCCCCACGCCCATATTGTCAATCGCGTGAAGGGTCTCCCGGAGCGAGACGGTATAGGTCCAGTCCGCCGCGCCGTTGAGCCTCCATTGAAGCTCGTAGCTCGAGACAAAGCCGTCGAGCGGCTCGTCCCATGTGACGACGGCGCGGGAGATCAAGCTCCCGTCCGCCGCCTCGAGGACGTTCGTCGCCGAGGAGTTGACGAACAGGTTCCGAGGCTCGCCGACGAGACGCCAGTCCGGGAGGGTCGTCGCCGGCGCGGGATCGACGAGCTCCTCCTCCGAGGTCGCGAAATCATAGATGCTCGCCGCCGTCTCCCGGAGCGAGAGATCGACGCCGAGCGCGCCCTCGCTGTCGATCGAGAATTTCCATTCGACGACCTCGAACGGTTTAGAGACCCAACCAAACCGGGCGAGGCTCAAGTTAATCACGTCGCCGGCTTGGCATCGGAACGCGGTCAACTTGCATGGGAGGAGGACCGTGATCGGTTGCCTCGCCCGGAGGAGGTCGATTTTCGCGAGCCTCTGAGCGGTCGCGGCGCTCGTCGTGTATGCCCGGTCAACGTCCTTCCATACCGGCTCGCCGCCGATCTCGGCGACCATTGCGTCCGATTGGAGCGGCGGATAATCCGCCGGTTGCCAATGGTTTTCGGGCGAGACGTAGGTCCCCTTGATCCCGCTGAATTGATCCCGGCGGGAGACCCGCGTCGTAACAGATATGCCGCTCCGAACGTCCGCCTCGGTCAATGTGACGGACGGCGTCCGATACGCCGCCGGTAAAATCCGCCACTTTCCGCCGGAGTAGAGGACCGTTCCGGAGCACGCCGAGAGGAGGCCCTCGAGCGTGTTTTTCGGCGAGTTCGCGGCGGAGAGGGTCACGGTCCCGTTGATCGTATAGCGCGGCTCCGTCCCGCCGGCGGCGAGCGGGACCGCCTCGTCGCATAGGTTTGCGGCGGCGGCGAGGTTGACCGCGTCGAACTCGTCGGTCGTCGCGCCGAGGCCTCCCTCCTGAGCGGAGAGCGAAAGAAAATCGCGAATGACGAGAGCCGCGTTCGTCGAGTACCGCGTCCCGCTATCTCGAGGGTCGAATAGCTTTTTACCTTTTACAACCGCCGTGATATTCGGGATACCCGACGTGTAAATCTCCTGCCGCCACTCGAGCCGAACATACAAATATGCCTGTCCGACGCCGATATGGTTCGCCGTCCACTTTCCGCCCGACGCCCCGACGAGGGAGGCGTTTGCGACCTGTCCCGGTCCGCCTTTGTGTTTCGAGACATAGGCCATGCCCCTTTCCCATGTCGCCGACGCCGGGTTCCGGCCTCCCCAATCGCCGGTAAAATAATAATCGCCGCTCTCGACAATTCCGTCCGCGCCGAGCGGGACAACTTTGTCGTTAAAATAAACGTCGCCGATCTCCTCGACCTCATGCGACGCGAGGACGATTATCAAATGCAACCATTTGTTTTTGTTCGCGCCGTTCGCGTCGGACGTGACTTGCATGTAGGTAATCGGTCCGCCGGTCCGGACGGTGCCGTAAACGATCTGTCGCGGCGCGATGCTTTGTCGGACCGTGAGCGTCCGATCCTTGAGCTCCTGTCGGAAAGGTCGCTGTTTCGGCGTGAGAACCATCATAGCGCCGGCGAGAGCGGCGGAGATCGCGGCGCTCGTCGCCATAGCGGTCAGGGTCGCCGCCGTGAGGAGCGTCCCGGCGGCGGCGGCGCTTGCTGCCGCTGCTGCGGCTCCGGCGGCGGCGGCGGCGATTACAGGAGGCAACGGTTCAAACCTTCCATGCTGTGACGGCGAGGGACAACGGGACGAACTCGATCCCGTCCAGGGAGACGCAAGCGACGCGCTCGCCGGAGAGATCGACGACGCCGACCGCGCGCTCGCCCTCCTGGTCGATCATGACAACGTCTCCGCGCCCGGCCATTGCGACCGGGACCGGCTCGCCGAGGAGGCGGGTCCATCCGGCCTCGAACGTGGCACCCTCGCCGAGCTCCGCCGTAACGAGACGTTTCCATCCGATCTCGGTCGTATAGCGTCCGCGATAGGGTGCGGTCGGGTCCTCGCCGGTGATCGCCTCGATCGCCGTCCCGACCCATAGGGCGCAATCGTGCCGCCCATACTCGAACGGCTCGACCCGCGCCGCGTCGATCGCCTCGCCGAGCCGCGCCGGCCAGTCCTCCCGGCGGGTCACAGGCTCTTGCCCCATACGATCTCCGCCTCGACGATCGAGGGGACATACTCGAAAAACATGTCGCCGGGATGCACGATTTGCTGGTCGTGGTGATCGTATCGGCGCTCCCTCGCGCGCTCGAGATCGACGAGCCGGCTCTCCGCCGAGACCGCGATCGTACTTTCCTCCGGCCCCTCCTCGATCGTCATGAGGTCCATTTTGCCTCTGAAAACCGTATAGGGCGAGCCGATCAGAGCGTTCGTGTTCGTGTTGAGCGCGCCGATATGGACGACGCAAGCCCTCCCTTGATAGGGCTCGGCGAGTGCCAGCGAGAGCATGGCGTTAGGGACGCCGGAGAGGGTGAGCGTGATCCCGGCGCTCCGGACCTCCTCGGTCTCCTCGATCGCGCTCACGCCCATCAAGGTTCCGGCTCCCGTCCAGGTCGCCGCGTTCCATGTGAAGTCGCCGAGCCCGGACCATACGCGAACCGCTCCGCTCGTGAACGCGAGCTCGACGAATAGGATCGGACGGACGAGCGTCGCGAGGGTCGCCGCCTCGAACGCGGCGTCGAGAGAGCGAGCCATCAGAGAGCCTCATGACATGAGAATGTGACGCCGTAGAGGGGAAAGGCGTCGCTGTTCCACCCTTGATCGTTCGACGAGAGCCGAAAAACGCCTTTCGGATTGACGAGGGTCACGACCGAGCCGGAGGCGGGAGCTACGCGGATCGCCGGCTCGACCTGGAAAACCGCGACGCCGGCGGACGCCGTGTTCCCGCCGCCGGTTATCATGTGCAGTTTCGACGCCGCGCCGGAGTTTAGCTGGATCATGTCGCCAGGGAGGAGGGTCGCGCCGTTGACCATGCCGCCGAGCGAGATCGCCGTCCCGGTCTGTCCCGCGCCGTTGACGGTCGCCGCTCGCGCCGTCCCGCGCGGCGTGCGACTGTCCCAATCGCCGAGATAGAATGTCCCGGCTCGACCGTGACATTCCATCAGGAACGATATCCACGGTCCCGCCCGGAACCGAGGCATCGGCGGGAGCGTAACCTCCGCCTCCCATAGGGCGAGTTGATGCTCGTAAACCTGCTGTTGTCCGGTTGACCATGCCTCGGTCACGGCGACCGCGCGCCGGAGCCGGAACGCCGTCCGAGCCGGAGCCGGGACGCTCGGGAGGGAGAGGGGATATGTTGGCATCAGAGGCTCCGACCGCGCCGCGCTTGCGCCTCGAGCATGGCGGCGCGGCTCGCGTTTGCAATTTGCGGCATCATGTTCGCGACCTCGGCGCGGACCGTCGAGCTCACGCCGAGCGCAAAGTTTAGGTGTTGAGTGACATTCGTCGCGGGCGCTGCGGAGCGCGCCGCTCCGGCTCCGCTCATGCTCGGGAGATACGGTTTGATGTTCCCGGAGACGGTCGGGACGAATAGCTCCGGACGGACCTCGCCGACGACATAGGGGCGACCGGCGGCGACCGGACCGCCGGCGGCGCGTTTGGGCAAGAGGTCCGGGACCTTGTAGATATCGCCGGAGAGTTTCGCCGAGCCGGTCCGCGTGATCGTCGGCGAGCCGGTGAAATAGCCTGTCGCTCCGGCGGCGACGCCTGCGAGGGTCGCCTCGGCGGTCCCGAGCAAAGCATTCTTGATCGGGTTGATCGCCGCGAGCTCGATAAACGCTTGCATGAGCTCGGAGACGACCGCGAGACCGACCGACTTAAACGAGACCGCCGCGTTCTCGCCAGAGGCGAACGCCTCGGTAATGCCGCGCCCGATCCTGTCGAATGCCCGCGCGCCGGTATCCTGGAGAAACTTGACCTCGTCGGAGACGGCCCGCGCCTTTTCCTGAGCCTCGGTCATTTGCTCCGAGGCGATCAGGACCCCCCGGCGAAAGAGACCCTCGTCAATGTCGCCGCTCTCGAGGAGGAGGACGAGGCGCTCGACCTCGCGCGTGTAGGTCTCGAGCGGCGTCCGGGAGGCCTCGAGGAGACGGTTCCGCTCGGCTTGGAGCTCGTTCCCCTTTTCGCGAGCGTCGCTCCATAGCTCCTCCTCGCGTTTCGCTTGCTGCTTGATCGCGATGAGCCGGGCGATCTCCTGTCCCTCGGCTGTGTTGATCGTCGTCCCGGCCTCGCGGAGCGCGTTGTTTAGCTCGATCTGGTCGGAGTTGAGCCCGATTTGCTCGGTCTCGTGGCGGAGGTCGGCGATAAATTTCGCGCGCTTTTCCGCCGCGCGCTCCTCGTCGGTTTTCGCGGTCGAGGTCGGTTTCGATGTGTGAGCCGCGCCGCGATCGCCGCGCTCGGCGTTGCGCGCCGCCCGGCGATCCGCCGCCTCCCTGTCGAGGACGGCGATCCGCGCCTCGAGCGCGCCGATCTCCGCCTCGAGGCCGGCGAGCTCGCCGCGATCGATCTCGGACCATGCAACGCCCTCGCTGTCGGGGGTGATGTTCACCCGGAGCGCCGCCGCCTGGAGTTTCTTGCCCTCGAGCTCGCGGCGGAGATAACCGACCGACCTGTTCTCCGGCTTCTGCCAACTTTCGATCTCGTCGGAGATCGCGATAATAGCGTCCCGGATCGTCTCGGCGGTCGGGAGTATCTCGAGGAGTGCTCCGCCGAGCTCGGTTTGCAGGATCGCGCCGATATTCGCCCATTCGCGCTGCACGTCGAGCGCCTTTTGCACCATGTCATCCGAGAGGACGCTCGCGTCAGCCATGAGCTTGTCAATCGCGGCGGACCCCTGTCCGAGCGCGACCGCCATTTTCGGCCCCGCCTCCTCGCCGAATAGAGCCGAGGCGATCGCCGCCTTTTCGGCGGCGGAGGGGACCTTTTGGAGCGCGTCCGCCACGTCGAGGAGGATTTTGTCCGTCGATCTCACGTTCCCGGACGCGTCCCGGAGCGATATCCCCATTTTCTCGAACGCGTCCGAGGCGGAGCCGGCGCGGTCGGCGATCGCCTCGCCGAGGTTTGGCATGAGCTCCGTTATAGCGTCCTGGAATTGACCGACGCCGAGACCGCTCGCCCTCATGGCGGCGTCGAACCGCTGGAAATTCTCGACCGATATCCCGCTCGCTTTGCTCGCTTTGTCGAGCTCGGCGGCGAGGTTGGTCACGTGCCCGACGACCTGAGAGACCGCGCCGACCGTGAGCCCGGCGGCGAGACCGGCGAGCCCTCCCTTGAGCGCCGCCGCCATGCCCGCGCCGAGGCGCGAGACCGCGTCGTCGATCCGGTTCACGTCCTTTGTGATCTTGGCCGCCGTGCGATCGACCTGTCTCTCGGCGTCGAGGAGCTCTTTTCTCAAGAGGCTGGTCGTCGCTTCCAAACGGACGAGCAAGCCGGCGATCTCAACCATAAACGATTGTCCTCTGTGTCGTACGACGCAAGATTTGACCTAGCGGATCACGCGACGCCGGCGCGCTCGAGCTCGCGGACGAACTCGGAGAAATGCGCCCGGCGATCGTCCTCCTCGGCGCGATCGGAGCCGTTCGCGAGACCGTGCCCGTCGATCGCGGCGAATAGCTCGTGAGGCGTCGCCGACCAGAACTCCGCCGGCCTCCAACCGATCGCGCAAGCCATGACCATTAGGCGGCGATAGGCGATCCGGCTCGAGCCTCCGCCGCCTCCGGCTCCCCCGGCTCCGCGTCCTTGCCTCCTGTGAGCGCATTTTTGAGGACGGTCCCGAGCGGACGGTAAATCTCCGTCTGTCCGTGCTGGACAATCGCCGTCCCCAGGAGCTCGGCGGAGACCGGCCTCCCTCCGGACGCGATCGCATGGCGGAGGACGGCGACGATCTCCCGGAGCGTGATGATCCCGGCGGAGAGCCTCATGAGGAGCTCGGTCGTCGCGCGCCCGGTCTCCTCCTCCCATGAGAGAATAGCGTGATAGTCGGGACGAGCGGCGTACGAGACGCCGCTCAAAACGACCAGGACCTCGCCCCGGTAGGTATTCGCCTCCATTACGGGAGCGCCGTCAAAGCAGCCGCCGGAGTAAGTGTCATCGAATACTTGCCAACGTCAGTATGAGCGCCGCTCACATTGAACGCCGTTACATAGAAATCCCCTTTGTATCCTTTGCCCGCGGCGTCGAATACTATCTGACAATTGTGCGTAGTCCCGCCGACCCATGCGGTCTCAAGTAAAATATGGTTCGGACGCGGCGTTTTGAGATTGCCGCTCACGGTCACGGTCCCGGACCGGATCGTCGCGACGCCGGTCGCCCATGCGCCGCTGTCTTTGTCGCCGGCGTCGGCGACCTGGACCGAGCCGTCGAAACTCGTATCCGTCTGTCCCTCGAGTGTTGCGAAGGTCGCCGCCGCCGAGGCGACGTTTCCGACCTTGAGGAGGCAAGCTAGGCCTTTATCAATGGGCATATTCTGAGGTCCTTTACGAGGTGGTTACGACGGCGCTAAACCGAATAACGCCGTGTTTCGTCGAGGTCTCCGCCTCGAGGAAATCGTTTGAAAATTCGTGCCGGAGCGTGACCGGCGCGAAGCCGGGAACGGCGAGCTCCTGGTCGTGGAGCGCGTCGTATATGCGGGCGAGGAGGTCTTTAACCTCCTTCCGTCCCGCCTTGCGGCTCCATGCGTGTAGCGTGACCGTGAGCTCCTCGGCGTCGCCGGTTTTGTCGCCGGAGCCGGTCGAGGTTTGCTCGCCGAGGGTCACATAGGGAAACGTCGCGGTCGTCGGCGCGTCGTCGTAGACCAGGACGGGCGCGAGCGCCGTCGTGAGCCGGGAATAGAGCGCCGTCTGCAAGTTCCAGGATACGAGGCTCATAGAGGACCTCCAAAGCCGCGCGCCTTTTCCAGAGCGCGGAGCGTCGCGCGCCGGATGCGCTCGAGCCCGTCCCGTTTGTTCTTTTTGTACGCCGGGACCATGAAGGGTTGAGCCGGCGATCCGGGATGCATGTAGGTCGAGCCGCCGGGCGCGGTCCGGTTCCCGCGAGCGGTCCCGAACTCGACGAGGTGAGCGTGATAGCTCCTCTGACTTTTTCCGCCGAACGTCCCGATCCGGGCGATCAAACGCTCGCGGTGAACCTGGACGCGGAGCTTTGATTTGAGGTCGCCGGTCCGGACCGGAACCGCCGCGACCATGTCGCCGAGGATACGGTTCGCGACCGCCTCGAGCTCCTCGGCGATCTCGGCGGTTATGCCGTTCGGGAGTTGTCGGAGGGTGCGGCGCATTTTCGCCGCTCCCTTGACCGAGCTCCGCCGTTTTCCAGCCATCAGCGGAGCTCCGTCTCGGCGGCGAGCGTGACGTATCCGGCTTGCGGTCCGCCGTCCTGGACCGCGAGGATATTGAGCCGTTTCCCGCGCCACTCGACGACCTGAGCCGCGTTGAGATCGTCGCGCCATCGGATGATGATTTGATAAGCGATCCGGCTCTCCGCCTGCTGTGCGGCGATGAGCTCCGCGCCGGAGAGCGGGATCACTTGCGCCCATACGCGAGCGGTCGGGACGAGGGTCTCCTCGTAGCCTCCGCCGCCGTCCGGAACGCGAGCGACCGCGAGGATCGCGACCCGCTGGTTAAGGTCGCCAGCGCGGGTCCTGGTCGCCATTACAGATACGCCCGATAACGCGCGAGGAGCCGGCGGGCGGTTGGGTTGATCGAATGCGTCGCGCCGACGATCCCCTCCTCGCGATTGGCGTAGAGGTCGCCGAGGACCATGAGGACCGCCGCCTTGATCGGAGCCGGAGCCGGAATTTCGTTTCCGTCCGCGTCCGTCCAGGGAGCCGGCCTTTGGATATACTCGAGGACCTCCGCCTCCGCCGCGTCGAGCTTGAGCGAGATATCGTCGTCCTCGTCGGTGTGATCGACGCGGAGGTGAGCCCGCGCCTCCGCCATTGAAACGATCATTTTGTCTCCGAGGTTGAGCGGGTCATAAATCGGCGGTTCCGGTCGTCCGAGCCGAGGCTCGCCGGCGAGGAGATCGAGCGCGGCGAGCGCGTGAGCGACGATAACGCTCATAGGTTAGACGGGCGCGGGAATGCCGACGTTGAACGAGGCGAGGCTAAAGGTATTTCCGGACGTGACGGTTTGGCTCGCCGAGAGGGGAGCCGCGACCAGGAGCCGACTGTTCGTTGTGTCAACGATCGCGTACGAGGTCGCGGTTCCCGATCCCGAGACCGTCCCGCCGGAGATCGCCGGGACGACAACTTGACGACCGCCGCCCGTTCGAGCGGAGGGAGCCGGAATGTTGAGCGTCGTCGAGCCGAGCGAGTTGAGGGCCGCGAAAACGGTCGGCTCGGCGCTGCAAATATGGATGTGAGTTGCCTCGGTATCGAGGACGCTCAACCCCGCGTCGTAAACGCGATCATGCATATACGGCATTTCTCAAGGTCCTTTATGCCGTGAGAGATTGAAGCTCGGCGTTCGGGCGGCGGGTGGGCCAGTAGCGGACGCGGCGGATATATCCGCCCAAGTAGTTGCTGTTTCCCCACGGACCTTTGCCAAGGGACGCCACGACGGCGGCGGCGGAGACCGCGCCGCTAGTATCGGTCGCCACAGCAGCCCCCGCGCGACTGAAAGCAAAATCGTTGAGCTTGTAAGCTCCGGCGACCTTTCTAACCCCGCCCTGGATGGTGCCGTAACCAACCGTTGCAACGGTCGTCCCGCCGCTCGTAACGCCCATGTAATCGCCGCTGTTGGTGTGAGAGAGGTACGTGCTATCCCCAAAAGCGCCGGTGGACAGGCCGAAGCTCACGCCGGTTGCCGGATTTGCGGCCTGAGACGGGGTTTCGATTTCGGCAAAAAGGGTTCCTTCGGCTTGATTATACCACCCGGTCAGGCTGGCGATCGTCGCCACGTCTGCGGCGCGGGTCGCGGCGGCGGTCGTCGTCGGAATGTACGAGCTCGCGAACGATCCAGTCTCGAGTTGCGGACCGTAGAGAATGACCGTATTCCCGCCGGTGTCGGTCGTCGCGTTGTTCGCCGATGTCATGCGGAGGAGGAGCGTCGCCGTCGTTGACGTGCCCAAAGTCGCCGTGAGGGATATCCGAAACCAGCCATTCGCGAGCGTTTGAACCGCCGCCGAGATCGCGGTCGGAGAGCCCGACTGAAAGCCGACCGTTCCGAACGTCCCGGTCGAGGGTTGGAAATAGCATTGAGCGCCGATCGTCGGCGTCGTCGCGTCGGCAATGATGAACCGAAACCATGCCGCCGTGCCGGCCTTGATAAAAACGCTCCCGGTCATAGGTCCCGGCGTGATCGTCGGGATCGACGTTGCGGCGATGTTCATCCCGTAGTTCGTCGTTCCGGCGGCGATCCCGCTCATGGTGAACGCGTTCGCCGTGCCATCCGGAGAGATCGCGCCGGAGAGCGCGGACGTGTTGACGACGCTCCAATAGGTCGCGCTCGACATGGTGCCGGGCACGAGGTTCGTCCGCGCTTCCTCGACCAGCAAGCCGCGCGCCGCCTTGGTTACCGGATCGTAATCGAGGCGCGGGCCGTGATAGGCGGTACTGGCGGGGGCCGCGCTAGTGTTGGGCGAGTAGGCGTCGAGGCTGCCGCTGGCGGACATCTGTGCGCCCCATACGTAAATGCCGCCGCTGCCGCTGCCGGTGTATGATGCGCTGCCCATCACCGCCGCAGTGTAAACCGATGGCAAAAGCGAACCGCCGGTCGATATGGTCGTGACCGTGGAAGACACCCGCCACCAACCATCCCCCGCACTCGTTACGGTCGTGCGGGCTGGATCGGTGGCAGTATAGGTCCCCGTCGTCAGGTCGATGTAAACAACATTACTTGCCACCTGTTGAGCGAAACCACCAACTTGAACCATCGCGAAGGTTCGTTCCGCTGCCTTAAGAAACACGCTGTAAGTATAGGTCGTGTTTCCAGCCGCCGTATAAGCTTGGTGCATGAAATGCGTATTATTCGCCGTTCCATCCTCAATCAGCTTGTCAGCATCCATCAGCCCGTTCGGGCTGATTGCCTGATTTGCCGTCACGGTCGCCCGCGTCTTCACCCACGCCGCGTTGTCGAATGCTTCCGTGAAGCCGATCAGGTTCTTGACGCCGGTGGACAGGTAGGGGCGCGCGGACGGGTGCTGTTCAAGCTGTGCGCCCCAGATTTCCCAGACGGCGGCGGCGTTGCTGCGGAAGTCGATCCAACCGCCCGATCCGGCACCAGCAGCGGCGGTCCATGATATGCGGGACCATGATGTCGTGACAGTGATGTTGGTGGCGGTGCCGTCATTGATATCAATGTTGATGCTGGCACTGCCGCTTACCAACCGCACCCACATGGAAAAGGTGTAGGTCGTCCCGGCGACTACGACGCCGGCCCCAACGGTTTGCCGCATAAGGCCAGTACCGGACGAAAAGGTGATGGTGTCGGCGGTCATGGTGCCATCCGGCGCAGCCGCGTTGTTGGCAACGATGGTGCAAGCCGTCTTAACCCAAGCCGAATTGGCAAAGAAATCCGAATGGGCCAGCAGGTTATGCGGCGCGGTTGTCAGGGTGCCGGTCGCGTCCGTCTGCCACGCCATTGAGGCGCGCGAGAATGACACGCGGCTATCCAGCGTGTCGGAGAGAAAATCGAGGTCGAGCGAGGGACCGCCGCCGGCGCGGCGGACGATCGACGAGGAGGCGATCCCCAAACCGAGGCTCAACATTACGCGAGCCCGACGAGGCCGGCGGCGGTCGTGCCCGACGCCCGGAGCCGCTTGATCTGCAAAGGATGATACCCGACCGCGAGGTTCGTGATCGTGACCGCCGCGCTATCCTCGGCGAGGATCACGCTCACGTTTCCGGCGGTCCCGACGTAAAGGCAACGCGTCGGGACCGCGAGGTCCGCGCCGTCGTTCGGCGTGATCGCGAACGCCTTTGTCGCCGGTCCGTCCTGAGAGGTCGGCGTCCGGAGCGTATAGGACATGGGTTAGGCTCCTTTGTCCGGAGTTGTCTCGGCGGAGGAGGGCTCGCCGGGCGAACGCGTAACATCTGTTATGGAAACTCCGGCCTCGTCCGCCGGTGCCGCGCGCTTGCGTTTCGCCGGAGCGGTCTCCGCCTTGTTCTCCGGCGCGCTCTCGGCTTTGTTGAGCGGAGCGCCGGCGCTCCTGGTCAGGTAGCCTCGAGCCGCGAACGCGTCGGCGTCGCTCTCGTCGATCTCGTAGGTTTGCCCGGCCTCCATACGCCCGTACTTGCTCGAGTGAAGGGTATCGCCGGCGGTCATTTTGACTTTGCTCATCCCGTCCTCCTGGTCACAAAAACGCCGGCGAGATCGCTCCCGCCGGCGGTCGCTTCACAAACCTAAGTCAGCGCAACTTAGGCAGGGAGAGCGATCAAAGTTGCTTTGACGAACGCTTGTGGGCGGAAAACCGCTAGTCCGAGGCGCTCTTCACAACGCAGAGTTACAAGGTTCCTCACAAAATTATCCCGGTCCTCGGTCGAAATTTCGACGTTGATTTGTTCGCGGTCGAAAATCTGAGCTCCGATCGCAAAGCTCCCGACCAATGCGGTCCCGAGAGCCATGCGGGTTGTTTCGACGATCGGGAGACCCCAAAGCCTCGGAGTAGTTACCCCCTGTGGGTCTCCGAAGAGGTACCTACCTTGGCTATCCTTCTGGAGGGTCATAGCCGTGAAATCGGTCGTATGGAGGACGATCCCGGTCGGCGGGAACTCGGCGAGGCTCGCCTGTAACATCATGAGCCGGAGTTGATCGACGCGGGTAGCACCCGCGATCGTGAGCGGCGCGGCGTATGCGGTCGCCTGCGGATAAATTCCGTGAAGGTCGCCGCCGGTCCCGGCTCCGAGAAGGAGTTGCGCCTCCTCCTCGTCCTTGAGACCCCAACGGAGCCGAGCGTCCACGTAGGAGCGGAGTTGAGCCGCGTCGTCGAGGATCTGTTTGCTCGCGCGAACGGTGTGAGCGATCGTCGTTACAGTCGTCGTGACGAGGTTAAACTTGATATCGCTCTCAGGCTTGAGAGCGCCCTCGGCGACCGAGGCGGCGTTGTTCGTGAAGCCGGTCTCCTGGACATACTCGATCGCGTTCGAGGTCGTCGAGCCGGGCGCGATCAGGTCGCGGACCGTGAGCCTCATCGTCGGAATGGGCAGAATGCCCGGCAAACGCTGCGGGTTGACCAGAGCGCCGGCGGAGCCGTCCGCGTTCGCCGTCGCCGAGGTGATGATCGCCTTGCGAGGCATGGAGACCGTGACCGAGCCGCGCGCCTTGCGCGCCATGAACGCCCGAACGTCCTCGTTGTCGGCGAACAACTCGCCGCCGCTTTTCTGGACCTCGGGACCGGAGCCGCGCTCGCCGCCGCCGGCGAGCTTTTGCTCGACCTCGAGGACGCGAGCCGAGAGCTCGCTTTGCTTGGTCAGGAGCTCGTCCGCCGTCGCTTTGGTCTCCTCGCCGATTTTGCCGAACGCCTTGAGCTCGCGCTCGGTCGCCTCGGCTTGCGCCTTGACCTTGTCGGAGGTTTCCTTGAGCGAGGTCGTCACTTCGCGGAGTGTCTTTTCGAGATCGCCGTCGAGAGGCATGATAAAGACCTTACGTTTCTCAGGGTTATTTGAGACCGGCGAGGATCGCGCTCACGTCGGAGAGCGCGGCTTTCAGGCCGGATGTTTGTTGAGCCTCAAGGTCCCCTTGAGAGCGTCGGAGGAGCACGCTCACGGCGCGCTCCGCTTGCGTGTTCGAGAGGTCGAGAGCGACCTTGAGCCCTCGCTCTAGTTCACGCGCTGTCGGGAGCTCCCCTCCCGCCAGTATCTCTTTGAGCCGAGCCATATCCTCGGATACGGCGAGCGCCTCGATTACGGCGCTCTTGGCGTCCGAAACGGTCGCCGCCGGGTTGCTTCCGATAGAGACGATCGAGACCTCGACGAGATCGACCCGCTTAAGGCGCATGACCTGCGGACGCTTGGCGTCGGGCTCGAACTCGCGCGGCCAATAGCCGATCGAGAGCCCGTCGATATCCTCGTTTTTCAGGAGGGCGAGCGCCTCCCGGCCTCGAGCGACCTCGAGGTTTATTTTGCCCTCGAGGAGGAGCCCGCGCCCGTCCTCGACGGCGCTCGTCCATTTCCCAATCGGCTCGGCGAGGCTGTGTTGCCAGAACATTTTCGGGCGCGTCCCGCGCCGCTTGTGCTCCGCGAGGGAGACCGAGAACGCGCCCGGATCGACGATCTCGCTATGGCTATCGACGACGCCGAAAACCGAGCCGTATCCCTTGATTACGCCGGTCTCCTGGTCGAGCTCCTTAAGCTCGAGCGCCGGCGCGAGTGTCTTTAAATTCATCGGACGCGCTCCGTCGTCGGTTGAGAGGCGGGAGCCGAGGAGGCGCTCCGATCGCCGAGGGTTGGTTGCATGTTCGCCGGCATCCAAAGCTCGGACGCAGCACCTCCGAGCGCCGGGAGACCTTCTTTGCGGCGAGCCTCATCCGGCGTCATGACGCTATTGCCGATGAGTTTCGCGTAAAATTCTCCGCGAGCCGCGCTGTCGGCGCGGAGAATGCCCTCGACCGCGAACTCGACATTCGTCCGGGCGCGCTCGCCCGGCGGGAGGAGCCATTTGTTACAGGCTTGCTCGATCCGCTCGAGGTACGGCATGAGCGAGAAAATCAGATAACCGAGTTGCTGTTGCTCGAGGCCGGTCCCCCATGACGTTGATTTTTCAGTCAAAAACGCCAGAAACGGAGGAACGCCGAACAGTCTGCAAATTTCCTCAACGTTGAACGCTCTCGTTTCCAGCATTTGAGCGTCTTCCGGAGGGAACGAGAGCGGCGAATACTTCATGCCGAACTCGAGGAGGAGGATTTTCCCGGCGTTCTGAGCGCCTTGATACTCGAGCATATTTTGCTTGATTTGGGCGCGTTGCTCCGGTTTCAAAACTTGATCGACCGAGACCGTCCCGGCGGGTCTCATCCCGTTCGAGAAAAACTTGGAGGCACTCTCCTCGACCGCCATCGAGAGCCCGAGCCCATGACGACCGAGGGCGATAGGGGAGAGGCCGGTCAACCCAAAGCCGCCGCCCCAACCTTTTATGTGAAAAATCTTGTCCGCCGGAAAATCCTCCGGCGAGCCGTCGATATTGGCGCGGTATCTGACCTTTCCGGTCTCCCGGTCCCGATAGGGTGCGATCGCGTCGGGACGGACCGGCGTGAGCGAGACGACGCGCTCGCCGATACTGTTTTCCCGGATCGAGTACGAATTTCCCCACATGGCGAGACTTTGACCGACCGCCTCCCAGTATTCAAACGCGGTTTGACTGCGGTTCGGACTGTCATGCAGCAAACTGTATAAGGGATGGTCGTAATTTACAGCTGCTTCACCTTGCCGATTTGTCGTGTAAACCTTGCAAGGTAGTTGCGCAATACTCTCGGAGATGAGGCGGATACAGCGATACGCCGCCGCGATCCCGAGCGCGTTATCCGGCGTGACCAGTTTCCCGGAGTAACTGTCGCCGGAGCCGAGGTATTTGTAGAGCGGCGCGTCCGTCAATCCGAGGTTCCGGACAAACGTGTCGGCCATTTTCCGCGCGAGGTTTTTAAACATCAGACAATGACCGGGTTATAAATGGCGTCGTCCAGGTCGCCGACCTCTTCCGAGATCATGCTCCGACCGACCGTCATAATGAGAGCGACTATCCCGTCGATTTTGTTCTCGGGTCGTTCCTTACGGGGATAGATGTTTTCTTTCACGTCCGTATGACAAACGACGTTGCTCGCCATCCATGCGAGGACCGGGTCGCCGTCGTGATGGAACCGACCGCTCCTCACGAGCGCGTCGAGCTCCTTCATGGGAGACGAGAAATTTTGAACCGTCGCGCGATACTCGACGATCGGAGCGCCGTCCGAGGAGAGCCGGTTGGCAAGCTGTTGCGCTTGCCAGGGATCGTAGGCGACCGACTGGACGTGGAACCGGGAGGCGTCCTCGAGGACCTCCTCCCCTACCCTATCGAAGTCCAGGACATCGCCCGGCGTCGTGACGATCCGACCCTCGCGCTCCCATCCGGAATACGAGGCGTTGCGCCCGTCCTGGACTGCCGCCTCCGGGAGGTAGGACGTGAGGAACGCGTACCAATGGACATCGTCGTTCTCGATCCGGCGGAAGAGACGGACCTTTGCCGCGATATCGACCTTGCTCGCGAGGTCGAGCCCGATCCAGCATTTCTCCGCCTCAAAGTCGGCGATATCGAGCGTCGGGTCCGCCGCCCGGTTCCATGCCTTCATGTCCATCCAGGAGCTATCGGCGCTCGTCCAGACGTTGAGGTGTTTCATCAGGAAGTTGTTGACGGCGCTTTGCATCGTGAGCGCCTTGCGGGCGAGTTGTCCGATCACGTCAGGCATGACCGAGACCCCGTAATTCGGGTTCGCCTTGATCCAGGAGCTCTCCTCCGTCCACTGGTCGCCGTCGTCGATCGACCAGATACAGCCGAAAACGGACGGGTCCTCGACGACGCCGGATAGGATTTTGGTGAGGTACGACCGGACCTCGTAGCAAATGCCGCTCGTATTCGAGCCGGCGGTCGTGATCGCCCATAGGAGGCTTTGCAACCGCTTGCCCGTCCCGGTCTCGATTACGTCGTAAACCTCTCTCGTTTTATGCGCGTGCAACTCGTCGATAATTCCGAGATGGACGTTCAACCCGTCGAGACTGGAATGCTCCGCCGAGAGCGCCTCGAACTTGGACCCGCTCCGCATTTGAATGACGCTATGCGCCAGGACCTCGAGACCGAGCGCCTTGGAGAGTTCCGGCGATTTTCTCGCCATCATTTGCGCCGCGTCGAAAACGATCCGAGCTTGGTTCCGGGTCGTCGCGAGCGAGTAGACCTCCGCGCCTCCCTCGCCGTCCGCCGCGAGGCAATAGAGCGCGATCGCCGAGGAGAGCGTCGATTTGGCGTTCCCGCGAGGGACCTCGATGTAAACGCGCCGGAACCGGCGGAGACCCTCGCGCGGTCCCTCGCTGTGCGTCCAGCCGAAGACCTGGACCAGGACGAACGCTTGCCACGGCTCGACCTTGATGGGCAAGCCGGCGAGCGGTCCCTTGACGTGTTTCGTCTGACCGACGAACCGGCAAACCCGAGCGCCTTTGTCGCGGTCGAGGCGGTAGGGGAAATCCTTCGTCCCCTCGCGGGCGAGCTCCTGGACGAAACGGTTCGCCGCGAGCTTTGTCCACTTGCAAGCCGGGACCGTCCCGGCGAGGACGGCGCGAGCGTATCCGATCGCCATTTCCGGATAGTCCGGAGGCGGGAGCGGAGCGGTCATGTTAATTTCCGGCGGTCCGTTTGAGGACGGGAGGCGGACCGAGCTCGCGCTCGCCCTCGCGCGATAGGATCGCGTTTATCTCCCGCCGGAGCTCTTTCGCGACTTGCCACGGCTCGAGGTCGCTCTCGGCGGTCCAATCGGCGTCGTATTGCTCCGCGAGAGGGAGGCTCGACCAGACGAGGACAAAGCCGTCCTCGGTAACTGTCACGGCGCGGATATCGCTCGCCGCGATCGAGGCGCGCTTGTTTATGGCAATCAACATTGTGTCGTACGATGCAGTTAGGCGCGGAACTCGCGGAGCTCGTCTTGAGGCTCCTCGTCCGTTTTCACGCTGAAATTCTCGCGGGAGCTCGGCGTCATGGCGAACTGCTGGAGGAGCTTGATCGCCGTCCCGTATTTCGCCGCCGTGAACGCGTAGGGCGCTTGGTGGAACTCGGCCATGAGGACCGCGAGGAACGCGACGCTCTGAGCGTCGGACGGTTTCAGGACGCCGGGAGGAGCGAGGCGGACGATCTCATGAAACTCGCGGCGCTGTATCTCGTCGAAATGCTCCGGCGGGTCGCCGACGACGCCCGGAGCCGGCTTGACGGTCGCCCTCCGGCGCGAGGGTTGGTTGCGGAACGTCCCGTTAAGCTCAAGAACGTTCGACGGTTTGCGAGGCCTGCCCATTTTTACAGACTTTCGGTGTGATAGGCGGGAGTGGCGGGAATAACCACATTTCCCGGATGGAAATTTTGTCGGCGCAAAATTTCGAG